TTATTAAATGATGAACTGGCACCACAATTGTGGCACTTAAAATTAGTATTGGTTTTAACCTGATATAGATATCCTCTTGCCTTATTCTTGTGTTTTTGTGAGTCACCACAGATTGGACAACGAAAATTATATAGATTTGCCTTCACTTTTTTGAATTTCTCCAACCGTGAAGACACCAAGCTTATATACTTGGAATCAATTATATCCATATGGATATTGTTACTGTGTTTGTATTATACTCGTTTGTGAAGGTGTTGTCAATCCTCTCATAAATCTCTGTCCAATAGGTGATACTACGAAACTTACTATAGTAAGAGCACCAAAAATTGACCACATCTTTTTCTCCATCATACGCAGACGTTGATCAACTAAACGTATATCTCTCTCACACCCTTTCTTTATTTCTGTTGTTGTGCGTTCTAAATCCTTATGTAAAGAATCTATTTTTTCAAATAGAACCGCATCAATGCGATCTTGCTTATCTAACTTCTCATTATGAACTGCTAAGAGTTCACCCATCTTGATAGAGTTTTCCTGTAGTGCCTCTACAACTTTCTCAACTCTTTCTAATATTGCTGAATTAACGTTATTATTTTCCATTCTTTTGCATCCACATTCTACGAGAACCATGTCCTCCGTAAATGTATTTCTTCTTTTTCTTTCTTACAGGTGGTTCATCACCTGCTTCTACTGTACCTGCAATTTGACCTGTTCCGACTGCATTTGTAGGTGCACCAGTTACCGCTTGCTCACGGAGAGTTCTTACAATATTAATGATCTTATCTATGTCCATTAGATTGATTGTAATTCATCTATACAGGTTTTATCCTCTGGTATACCATGAATGTGACTTTTTGGATATTCGGGTATCCTTCTTAAAAAGATTAAGAAACTTTTGATTGCTGGCCATAGATCCTCTTCTAGATTATAAAAGAGTAAGGGAACAGCAGCTTCACCAAACACATTAAACAACACCGTTAAGTGGTTTAATATTAAATGTGTTTTTAAAACACCCGTATTTTTGTATCTTTTTAATAAACGTTTTACATACTTTATTCGTTTCAAGTCATCCTCAAACTCTTCTTTTGTAAGAGCATGAGGATTGTCATAAAATTTTATAGCAAAAAGCATGTAATTATTTTCATTCAATTCATCAAATCTCATATTATAAAAATGTGATTAGTTAATTATCCTTCAGTATAGTATCCAATACCACCTGTAGAAATTCCAGACATAGCAACTAGAGTTTCTGTTTTTACTCTGTAATTACCATGAGTATCTATGTAGGTTGTAACACCGACCCATCCAGAACCAGTCTTAAACTGTTTTTGTGCTGATGGTGCTTGTGCAGCTGTTGAATCTGAGTTCTGTGCAACTGCATTAGATATACCAAATACAAGTGAATCAGACTCAAATGCTGATGCTTGGTTTCTATACCTATCACCCTGCAAGTCTTGTGTACACCAGATTGGCATCTGTGATACTGTAAATGCAGTTGTAATACCAGCAGTTGCTAAGTTGAAATTAGCATTAGTATTTGGATTTACTAAAGAAGCTGTACTTGCAATACTACATGACGTAGCAGATGCAATTGATGTGATTACTGCGTCACCAAAATATGTTGCAGCAACACCTGGACCTCGGACACCTATTCGGAGAACATCACCTACCTGTGCTGAACCAGTCGCACCCCACGCTGTGCCACTACCTGTCACAGTTTTATTTGCATAGTCGATGGAGGTAATCTTACCCGCCGAAGTCACATTATCGTTGTTTCCCCAAAGAGACATCGTTTTCTTCCATTAAAATTTATACTAATATTTATAAGATGGATCAATTAGCGGGACTGAATTGCCTTTTCGACTTGTTCTAAGAGTTTATCATCCATGTCAGTTTTTGTCATCTTAACTGCTTTCTTTAAGATAACTATACATAGATCTATTAATTTTTCTCCTAATTCTGCATCATCGGGAATCTTTGATACAGCATCGGAAACAATTTTTGATGCGAATGGAAGTAAAAATGATAACATAGTATTATCGTGTAACTACACTATATATCAGTCGTATATCTTCTTTCCGTCCTTTATGCGACCAACACCTTTTTTATCGTAGAATTTGACACCCTTTTTCTTTGTGTCCATGTAGAGTTTCTCCGATTTTTTCTGCTGCTCTCTTCTTCTTTCCTTCGCATCCCTAATACGTTGTTGCATTTGTGGGAATGTTGTTTGTTCTTTTATTTTCTCTTTACCTTGGCAATGTGCCTTTTGACTAAATCCCTTTGGATTATTACAGTCAATTGATTTCTTATACTTATCACTCCACCCTTCATCAATAGATGGAATGTCATGTTTTTTCTTACTACCTATTTTTTTCTTTAGTTTTTCAAAGTCGTTGGCAGTGTATTCGACTTTTTCATTCATCTTCTTAGTCTTCTTTTTCATCGAGTTGATGTACTTTCGATAGACTGCTGCTTCAGAGGTTTTACCCATTTCTCTTGCCCGTTGCTCCATAGCAACTGCCGCTTGAATTTTATGAGCATGCGATCTTGATGAATTACGAATCTTTGAGACAGATGCTTTAGCTTTATCCACGTTCTTAAAACCAAGTCCGTGAATAGTTCCTTTAGGATTTTCATCTGTATACAAGTCAGAATGTTTCTTAGAATTAGCAGGTTGCCCTTTCTTTCTAGGAATACGAGGATTACTCTCCTCTGTTGTTACCTTTTTCTCAGGAAGTTTTTTATGTTTAGTAGATGCAAAATCTTTTACATCTTTCTTCTTCATTGAAGCAGCTGCTTTAGCAGTCTCAGGAGTAGTTGGTGACAACTCTCCTTTCTGAATAGCACGAACTATTCCAAAAAACTTTTGCTGTTTCTTAGAAACTGCTGGCATTTTAAGTACCTAAACCACCTTTACGCACAGCCTGGACATTCACATAATCCTGTGTGCTCTTGTAACCTGACTTCTTTGCTTTAGCATCTAATGCCTTGCTTCTTGCCTGTTGTTCCTTTTTCTTTGCAACCATCTTAGTGATTCTACCAGTGCCCTCATCAGACTTAGCACCTTTTACTTTCTTAGGTTGATTAGCACCCATACGTTGGTTGCCATATTTCTTGGCTACAAACTGAAATGCCTTATCATCCTTTGCAGTTCCACCTTTAGTTACAGGTTTACCTGTTTTAGTATCGGTGCCTTTTTCTTTCTCAAAACGATTGAGTTCGTTTAAATTAGAGTTTTTTTTTAATATGTCGTTAATAAGATCCTTTTCACTTATATAATTTTCTGGTTTTACATTGATGTTAGCAACATTACCTAACTCCTCACCCATATTTTTTTTGACACCACGTTTTGCCTGATGCACCTTTTGTCTTTCTGCCTGTGCTTTAAATTTGTCAGTATACATACCAGTTTTAGGTGCAGCATTTGCGTTTCTTCTTGCTTCAACTGCTCTATCACCCATAACCTTTTTATTCATACCAGACTTGTATAATCCACCACCTTTGATTGGTTTTGCATCCTTTCTTAGTTTGTCATCTATTTTTGCTTCAACCATTTCACCTTCTGGTTCATGAGACATATTTAATCCCATTGCACGAAGTTGAGTTTTCTTCAGTCTCATTGCAGTTTCAAGTTCTCTTGGATCACCAATAGACTTGATAGTTGTAGGAATTGCACCACCAGCATTAAATGTTATATCACCTGCTTCACCAGATTGTTCCTCTGGTCCGCAAGATCCACCTTCACCCTCAGTTAATTTCTTCTCAGGTTTATAGGAGGAGGTAATATCAGAACCTGCACCTGCACGAACTGCTTGTAATTTCTTCATAAGCACCTGCTTTTTAAGCATTGCCTGTTTCTTTTCTTTAGATGCTATCTGAGGATCTGGTTTTTTCTCAGGTGCTGGTGCTGGTGCTGGTTTTGCCATTGATGCACCAGTTCCTGCTGCACTACCATACATTTCCTTTACATCGTCAGGGAAAACTTTAATAAGTTTTTTGTTATTTACACCCTCACCACTAATTTTTTTGTCTTCTTGTCCTTTCTTCTCTATGAGTTCAGCAAAACTATTCCTCCAAGAATACTCTTCTTTTGCGATTGCTTTACCAATTGCCTTACGACGGTTTGCAAGATACTTATCAGTTTTATCTTTTTTACCATCATTATTGATGTCACCATCTTCCTTACCAACTGGATCAAGACCTTGTTTTGCCCTTGCAGTTTGCTTACCCTTATATTTTTCTGACTTAGTAGGTGATCCATACTCTGTCATTTCAACTGATGCAATGTTAGGATTACTGCGAAGTTCACTAATTTTTGCACGAGTTGCCATTCTAACATAGGAATTATTAGACTTCTTATCTGTGACTCTTACCTTATATGACTTCTCTTCTTCGTTTATATCTTCAGAACTAGGTGTTGTATCTTCATGCTCTATTACATTACCATCAGCATCTTTCTGGTGATGCTCAACAAATACCTTGTATAATGCTGAAGCAGCAGCATCAGATACTGACTTGCCTACATTAGATTTATAATCTTCACCCATAAGCATTTGCTTTGCTCTTGACTTAATCGCTGGAGGTGCAGGAGATTTAGCAAGTTGTGACATATACATCTTACTGACAGCAGCAGGATCTAACTTTCCACCACTCTTTTGAGCAAGTGATTGCTTTGTTTTATATCTTACGTCATATGCAAGTTGTCTTGCCTGTTTCTCAATTTTTTCCTTTGCTCCTGTTGGAGCAGCAGCCACTGGTTTGTCCATCAATTTATTCTTTTGATTTTTTCCTATATTTATTTAGGAAATGTTTTCCGTAGGAACTTCCCTTAACCATAGTCTCAGTGTATTTACGAAGTGAATCAGTGCCAACTAATCGTTGATCTGCAGGTACACCAGATATATCTGTGAATGGTTTATATGTTTCTTTCTTCGATTCTGTCACATCTTTTATCCAAGATTTAAACATAAAATTGTCCTCTGTCACACAAATTAAATGATTTGCACCACGACGAATAATACGTCCAATCAATCCAGTATTTAAATTTTCAACTAATTGTCCTATCTGATATACCCTTTGATCAATATAATTCTCACGTAAGTTTTCCCAATCAAACTTAGGTGCAATCTCCCATAGATTCCAACCCTCTTTGATATTCATTGCTTTTCTTATACTTTTATATAATTCTTCTGCTGCTTTTTTCTCCATAGAAGATGGAATACCTTTCATAAAAGATTTAAGATCTCCCTCTGCTGCTGCTTTTCTCTGCTTTGATGCAGACATTCCTGATACATCGTCAGCATCGGGGTCACGATCACCTGCTGATATAACTTCTACTTTATCAAAGTTATATAATTTTCCGTTGTAAGTATTGACTAACTTATCAAATTCTTTCTGACGATCTGCACCACCAACAACTCTTACACCTGCATACCCATCATTATGTGCCTTCTTTAATACATCAAAGATAGTTCTGTTTGCAGGGTCATTAACAATCTTTTCACTATGCTTCGGGAACATCTGTCTCATCACACCAACTTTACTATCAGCATCTAATGGATTCTTCTTTGCATCATGTGATCTTGATGGCACGATAATATAATCATCTTCATCAGATGACTTTGCAACTTGATTCAATAATTTTTCGTGACCAGTAGTTGGTGGGTTAAATCTACCAAACGCAACAGTAAGTGTTCCCTTTGTTTTCTCTACTTCTGGTGGTGCTTCTGGTAATTTTGCAACTGGTTCCTGTGCAGGTTGTTGTGCACCTGCTGGTGTCATACCAGATAAACTCTTTTCTTTCTCTGTGGACGGTGGATCTTGTTTCCCTACTTTCTGTCTTTTATTATAAAACTTAAGTTGACCTTTCTCTGTCTTTGCTACAAACTCTCCCTTTTTATCATACCATCCTCCATGACCATCCCCAGTTAATCCCATACGGGTTGCCTGTTGAACAGCTGTTGATTCTAAAAATTGGAAAAAAGATTTCATCTGGATAATTTTAAAGTTATCTCTTTTTCGTTATGAATAAGGTAACTAAGAGTATTTTTTCTCATAGTTTCATACCTATTTATTATCTTTTTAGATTTAATTTTTTTTATCTGATTTTCAAACTTCATAAAGCAATGATATAAGAACTCACGATATCTCTTACCTTTATTCTTTTCGTTTGATTCAAATGAATCTAAAAGATCTTCGATTGGGATGTTCTGTTTCATTAGTATAATTTTGCGTAAGGTCCAAATCTTCTACCTGCTTTCTCTGCAAGATAGATCATATCTGTAAGAAATTTATTTCTATTTTTGTCAGTGAGTGACAATAAATTATATAACCAAGTCACTTGCATTAATTTACTTTGAGCTGTTTGAGGTTGACTTGTATCACTAAAAGTCTTAGATATATTTATGATCGCTTCCTCTGGTGTCACTCGACCAATATCAACTCCTTTTCTTTGTAAAAACTTTATTTTATCAAGGTAATCTTTTTGCTGTGTTTCATCAAACTCCTCTTGATTTTTTGGATAGTCTTGATGTCTTCTCTTCCAATTCCTAATACCATAAAATTCAACAAGATCATCTACATATTCACCAGTTGCTTTTCCTAATCTAGCAGAACTACTACCTTTATCTTTTGGTTCATACTTTAAATTATCAAATTTACTGTTGTCATTTGCCTTTACCTGTATTTCATACTTAGCATTATTAGCAGTATCTTCAAGTTCTATCATAGTTTCTTGAGTCTCTAACGAAAACACACCAGCAGTTGTATTTAATTTTAATTTTCTTTTACCCCTTTCTGCCTGTTTTTCTGTAACAACACCAGGTCCAAACTTACATTTACTACTTTTATATTCCATCTCTATTGCTTCAATTTTAGTAAAAAAATCTTCTGTGACGTTTACAACTTTCCAATCAGCAATATTTTTTTTATTTGCTACTTTCTTTAAAGATATTCCCATGATCTGTTTTTTCAAAAATAGTTCTCGAAATATGTCGTTAAATTGAGTTAAGTTTGCTTCAACAGCACCTTTTCTTTTAGATCGGGTAGGACCTTTCATCGCTTCCATAATTGTCTTGCGATGTTTTTTTTCATCCATTATCAACCATACGTCAGCAGGGTCCCAATTATCCTTTCTCGCAATTTTAAATTCATTCTTTACATAATCACTTACCCATTCCATAAAAGTTCCAGTGCTTTTGTTCTGAGATTTATACCAATTAGATGTATATCCCTTTGTAGCACCACGAGTAAACACAGTAAATTTTGGTTTTCCTATTTCAAGTAACAGTCTTGCGTTTTGTTTATAAAAGTTTGGAACCCATCCACCCTCATCTAAAACTAATTGTGCTTCCGCAGTAGTCTTAACTTTACCTTTACTTGCCTCTCTATAAATTTTTAATATCTCATTATATGTAATATTATCTTCTAAAATATCTTCAGCACTTCTAAAAACTTTATTATCTTGTATAGCTCGTTTAAAAATCCATGCAGAAGCTAACTCCTGCATAGCAGTCATGGTAGTGGCATCTACTTTAGGTGCTCGAAGTACCTTAGCCATATTTTAAATTACTTTTTGAAGTATTTATTTATTACTTCAATCTGATCATGGTACTTAGCAATTATATTAAGTTCAGTTTCGATTGCTTCTGTAATATCAGAATGCTCACCAATACCTGCAGGGTTAGTTAAATAAACTTCCACATTAGCAACGTGTTTCTGAATGTCACCTTGTGCGTGTGCTAAAAGTGCTCTGATTAATTGATCCCTCATAGGTCTCCTTCTTTACGGTTTTCTGATTGGTAGACATTAAATTCTCCACCAGGATATCTCTTCTTTAATTTATCTACATTCCCTGCTACCACTTCTTCAATTGAGACATCTAATGCTTTACATGCTTGCATTACATACCACATAACGTCACCCAACTCAATAATAAGATGCTTTCGATTATGCTCGTCCCAAGGTTTACCTTGGAAAACCATCTTCTTAACGATCTCCATAAATTCACCACCTTCAGCACTAATACCAACAGCAGCAGTAAGAAGCCTGTGAATATTGGCACCCTTTCCGTCAAGAACAGTAAGACTTTCAATAAAAGATTTATAATCCTTACTGGAATCGGATGTGACACCATCCACGAATATAGCGTACTTATCAAAGTCAATTTTTTTAGTCATTAGTAATCTTTAGTATTTTTGCGATCATTAAGTTTTTCAATAATAAGAATCATAAAATCATCAAATGCATCAGGTTTAAGTGGAGAATCTGCTACACCCAAACTCAGTTTAACAAAAGATTCAATTTCTTCAAGAGTCATATCACCACCTTGCATGATATAACGATCATAAAGTTCTATTTTGGTTCTTTTAGATTGAGTCATTTAAAACTTAAATTCTGCGAATGATTTTTTAGGTTTCTGTTTGAACTCATTATACTCCTTCTCCTGTCCACTGTCAAGAATATCGTCTTGTGCTTTTTGTTCACAGTCATATAATCTCATCTTGGCACGATCTACTCCAACCACAAACCTTTTATACATTGTAGGGTCATTATATCTATTCTTCAATTGTTTTACCATAATTTGATTTAAACCCTCCAATTCTTCGGTAGATATAAGTGCAAACATAAGATCAGCAGTGGCGGGAAGACCAAATGATTCAGAGGTATCGGTAAGATCAACATCACTACTAGCAAACCCACTACGAGTGGTTTGAGTAGCGGATACAATTGGAACATTTGCTTCAACCGCAAGACCACGGAGTTCTTCTGCAATTGCTTTAATATACGAGTAAGAATTGACATTTCCTATTTTAGAATAACGACTTGAAGCACAAATGTTTAAGTAATCTATGAATATTATATCAGGTTTAAATGATTTCTTCAATGACAATTCATTCAATAAAGATTTGAAATGACCAGAATGTGCAGATGCTGTTGGGTATTCTTTAATAATCAAAGTGCCTTGAGTTTTCTTTGATATGCTATTTACCTTCTTATCAAACATTGGTTTAGGTAAATCAGTAATACTCTGTATTGATACATTCAAAAGATTCGCATCAATACGTTCCGCAATTTTTTCTTCTGCCATCTCAAGAGTAATGTATAAAACATTTTTTCCATCTAAAAGAACTGAACTAGCATGATGACACATAAAAAGAGATTTACCAACACCAGTACCTGCAAGCGCAATATTAAGCGTTTTATTTGGGAGACCTCCCTTTGTAATTTTGTTAAAGTATTCAAGGTCGAATTGAATCCTACTTTCTTTTCTGTGATATGATTCGTATCTTTCTTCATAGTCCTCTAAGTAATCGTGTCCTACATGATTATCAAACGATACTGCTAGTGCATCTGATAGAATAGATGGTATTGCATCTTTATTCTTTTTACTTTCATCACCATCTGCAAGTTGTATTGATTCCATAAGTGCAAGATAAATTGCACGATCACGACACCACTTCTCAGTAGTATCCATTAACCACTGGTAGTCTACTGGTGTATTAGTTAGAAACCCATTTAGTTCATGAATTTCTTTTACTTCTGTTTCAGTTAAATCTGTGCGATTATCAACTTCAATATTTAATGCTTCAATGGTAATTGTTGTACCATACTTAACAATAAAATCAGAGATTTGTTCGTACACGACTCTCTCTGATTTACTTTCAAAATATTCTTTACTAATGAATGGAATAACTTTACGAGAATACTCTTCGTTAAATATTAAATTTTGAAGAATAGTAGTCTCAATCCGTTCCATAAGAAAAATGCTTTTGTGCTATTGTGTCAAGTTCTTTCATTATATCATCAGTAAAGTATTCTGTTGGATTCTTTAATATCTCTTTACCATATATTTTCTTGCCATTCATTTCATATCTACCAGCGACATTCTTCCACATACCACCTAGTTCTCCTAACTCAAGAAGACCATAGTATCTGTCTAGACCTCTCTCATCGTAGTAGAGTCTTATTTCGACTTGTTTGTTTTCTCTGCTGAGTCTTGATTTAGCCGTCTTAGCTTTAATAATGTTTCCAACAATTTCTGTCTTATCCTTTTCCTTTTTTTTGCTGAGATAAATGATTGTAGACGAGGCATATTTGAGGCCACTGCCTCCTCCCATTTCTTTAGTTGGGACATAAGATCCGATAACATCGTAAGTATGATTTGTGACTATAAGGGGAATATTTGCTTGACCAAGTTTCAAGGTAAGCATACGGAATGCACCTTTTACAAGTTGTGATTTGGTCATGTCACGAACCTGTTTATCATCTAATGCATCTCTAATTTCCTTTTCTGTAGAGAGCATACCTAAAGAATCCAACACAAACATACAGGGTTTGCGATCTTCTTCATCTGTTTTAAGGTATATATCTACTGCCTTAAGTGTTTTAGTTCGGAACTCTTCTATTGTAACGACATTGACAACAACAAGTCTGTTTTGATCAATTCCACGAGATGTAAGTAATCCCTTGGTGATTGCAGCTTCAGTATCAAAATAGAGGCAATACCCATCAGGATTAGTGTCCAGAAAGTTCTTGACAATAGCAAGGGAAAAATAAGTTTTACCAGTACTAGTTTCACCAGCAATGGCAGTAATCTTATTAGAAGATACGCCGCCATAAATGGAACCGCTAACAACTGCATTAAAGATATAACTTCCTGTATCAATGAATCTTTCTGTTTCATCTATATCTGCTGCGATTTGTGTGTACTCATCACCAATCTCTTTAACTATTTCTTTGAGAAAATCCATTATTTTTCTATTTTATGATAAACTTCAACGTATGATTCACACCTTGGGCATGATAAGTTTGTAACTATATCATACTCCATATCTTCGTAATCGTCAAGGTCATGATCTCCACCCCAGATCAATTCTTCATTACAATGCCAACAATTCATTCAATAATATCCTCCAATTTAAATAAAGAAATAAATTCAATTTCATTATTATCCCATACTTTATGATTCTCTTGCCTATCAACGATAGCAACAACACGATTCACAATGTAACCTGCATCACGCAAAACATTTACTGCTTTGATCGCACTACTGCCAGTTGTAGTTACATCTTCCAATACTGTAACGATAGATCCCTTTGGTGGTTTATGACCTTCAATAACTTCTTTTGTTCCATATCCTTTTGGATTTTTTCTAACAATCAAAGCATCAATGTGTTTACCAGAATAGTATGCTTTCTGTGCGATGCCACATACAAGAGGATCAGCTCCAAGTGTTAATCCACCAACTGCTACAGATTCATTTTCAACATGCTCTATCATCAAATGAGAACATAATGCATTTCCTTCACATGATAAAGTAACAGGTTTACAGTTAATGTAATGTTCTGACTCCTTACCTGATGATAAAGTAAATTTACCTTTCTTGTATGCTCTTTCTTTTAAAAGATGTAATAATGTTTTTCTATGATTTTCCATTAGATTCCTAATAATTTACGTTGTCTTTCAAAATAACCTTTTAATATCCATGAACTACTATTCATTTTATCGTCACCACCAATTCCAAATTCAAACTGAACTCTTGGATCACCCTCATATTTATCAGTCTCTGGTGTATTAGATTTACCTCTATCTCCACCATTACAGAAAACAACTTTCTCAGATATCTCTAAGCATTTTGCAATTGCACCACAGGCAGAACCTTTGTCATCATCAGGGACAGTTATAACTGCATCAACCATATTAAGATGACGAATAATTTCCGCACGTTCAACCCAGGATTGAAAGTATTGACCTTTCTTATTAGTCAACCATTCCTCTGTATTAATACCAACAACTAAGTAGTCTGAAAAATCTTTAGCTCTTGTGAAGTATGATATATGTCCACTATGAATTGGATCAAATATATGTCCACTATGAATTGGATCAAATCCACCAGTGACTAAACTCAATTTTTTAAAAAACATTATGCTACATAACCATATTTTTCACGAAGTATTTTTTTATAAGGTTTACCATCTTCAACCAAACCTTTAACTAGTCTTAGTTTACGAGTCAATTCTGTATCAACATCTGATACAGATTCAATGATGATTTCTAGTTCATCTAAATCAATAGGTAAGTCCATTAGGTAAAAAATAATTCTAGGTTTACAGTTTTTTCGACGTTCCAACCAATCGCATCAAGAATTGCTTTGAGTGGTTCAACAAAACTCTTTTCAAATTGTAGATCATAATCTATGTACTTGTCAAGTCCAATTTCAGTAGGAAAGTCTTGGATAAAGGAAATAACATTCTCTTGTATAATGTTTGGTTTTTTCAAGTATATGAACTTAACCTTTTCACCATTACCAATAAGTGAATATTTATTATCCAACTTCTTCTGCTTGACATAATGATTGAATAATAATGCACCACGAATATGTATTGGAGTTCCCTTTGCATATATTGTAGAATGTGCTTTATACTTCTGCACATTTGATGCTGTGCGAGGAAAGGCAATATCTTCTGGTGGAAGTGATTTAAACTTTGTGCGACAATCATCAATGAAATGTATTACATCTTCTTCTGTTCCATTCATCATTAATTTAAGTCCGTCCTTAATCATGCTACGACAAGGTGCAGGAGTTGATGACTTGACTGCCTCAATACCCATCATCTTAAGTTTAGGTTCTTCATATCGAACACCTTCACTGTCCCATACGTTTAGAATATATCTTTTCTTTGCTGTCCATATACCACGATCTGCGATGTTCTCTCTTTTCATGAACATCTTTTGGTCGTATGCATTTACGTACGAGGCCAACGTTTCATAAGAACTCGTAATATATTTTTCAAATTCCATCTCACAGATCTTATTAAGGAACGAACAAACGCTCGCACCATCCTTCTCTCGATCTTTGTATATGACCTCCACCAAAGGACCAAGATTAAGGTAGATGGAATCAGTATCTGAGGCAATAACATAATCAGTATTCTCCGTTTTTAGTATTTTATTAAGGTAAGCATTCATTTTGTTTTCTATCCAACGAATAGAAACCTGTCCCGACAAAGTAATTGCTTCTGCGTTTGCTAGTTTATAATACCTGAAGTACTGATTGCCGATAGCACCATAAGCAGAATTAAGAGATATCTTTTTCGCCATTTGGATGTTGTTGCATCTCGCAATCTCTTTCTCAAGATCTTTCGTCGGAGTCTTTTCATATGCTTTCTTTGCTTTGATCATTCTCTTTTTGAAGATGACCCTTTCATTATACATCTTCTCCATAAGTTCTGGAAGGAACCCACGGACATCTTTACGGAACATTGCACCATTCGCACAGATCGCATTGTCCTTATACATCTCAAAGGTCAAGTCTTCATTAAGAATTTTATCAACGGTAACTGATGGGTGCTTTGTTTCAAGTAATGTTTCTGGGGAAATATTATACTGCATAATTAAATGCGGATACAGACTATTCAAGTCGAATGAAACCACCCAATCATATTTACCAGGTATTGGTTCTTTTACATATGCACCTGCATACTTCTCGACTTTATCAGATCTTTCTTTTGGTGGAATAACAATATCTCTTCTCTTCAAATAATTGTAGATGATTGTGTCCCACATTCTTACCTGATAGAACACATCTTCATAGTTGACCTTTGCATCATATGCCATCGTCAAGGCAAGTTCAATCAACTTCATCTTGTCTTCCAAACGGTCAACAAGTTCAACGTCAATGATGTTATATTCTACAAACTTCTGCCAACCATTTGTATAGAAGTCTTTAAATGTATCAAACTCTGAGTGATCTAGTTTCTTTTGTCCAAGTTCTACACTTGCAATGTAATCCAAACGATATGACTCTTGTGCCTTATATGTAAACTTCTTATATAAGTCAAGATAATCTAACTGAGATACACCACCAATATCATATGAAATATGTCTACGACCCATAATTTGAGTTTCACACTCAGTCACCAAACCCCAAGGTGACATTCTCTTCATTAGCTTGCCACCAAGAACTCTTTCAAGTCTACGACAAACATATGGGATATCATATAATTTACTATTCCAACCTGTAATAACTTCTGGAGTATTACCCTCAATCATCCACCAGTTGATAAACGAACTTAAGAGTTCGTGCTCTGTTCTAAATGCTTTATAAGTAACATTCTTTTGTTTATTATTGAAGTCCCCAAGACCCCAAGTAAGAATTTGTTTTGTTGTATAATCTTGAATTGATATTAAAAGAATCTCTTCTGCAGCAGATTCTACATCAGGGAAACCATGCTCTGACTTCACCTCAATATCAAGTGTGACCAGTTTTATCTTTTCAATATCAAACTTAACTTCATTCTCTGAATACTTGTCAGAGATGTATTGGTATATAAATCTTTCATTCCCATAAACCTCAAAGTTCTCAACCTCCGAATATTTTTTTATGAACTCACGACAATCTCTTACACCGCCAGGTTTGATCGGTTCAACCGATTTACCAGTCAGAGTTTTGTATTTGCTTTTTCTTTTAGAGTTGACAAAAAGGGTTGGAGAAAACTTCTCACGGGTTGCAAAGTGTTTACCATCTTCATAACCACGAATTAAGAAATTGTCCCCAACCATTTGAACGTTGGTGTAAAATCTCATTCTTTAATTAGATTCAAATATTGTTCCAGTAATGTTGGTGTTGGAAGTGCTAATGTAAGTATCTTATCAGATCCCATCATAAAAGTATCATCTCGTGTGAGATCCATCATAAATGGTTCAAGGACTGTTTTACCAGACTCTGTATTTACTACAAATGGTTTAACAAGTTTACAATCGGGTTCACCAATATCTGCACTTGCAACTTCATCTACTTGACTGATAATATAATGATTATTAATCAGTGCTAGAACTCTCACTTCCATTTACTTTTTCCGAATACATTTCTTTGATACTATCTAGTGGCTCAACCATTGTAACCACATGATGTTTTGGTACTAATATTTCCTTATCAGCAGTCAATAATATCCAAGGGGATAAAGTAACTTGAACTGATCTATCCTCTTCACTCTCTGCAAGAAATTGTTTTTCAGCAGATACTCGATGTGGATTAGAAAATAAAAATCCTACTGGTTTCCCATCATCAACCAGTTCTTTTATTTCCGCAATTACATGTTCTTTATCTTGTAATATTGCTAATTTAACAGACATAATAAAGTATTAATTGAAAGGTAGATTCCTATCGCCGCTAATCCTGAACCTACCAAAGGGGATCACCGCAGTCAGTATTTCTCTGACAGATATATTATAGCATAAAAAAAGGGATCGTCAAGATCCCTAAGTTCCATCTCGAACTCATCTATATTTAGAGATAATCTTTCCGAGCATGATGCTCTGGAACTATCTTACTCAATTTAATCGAAAGCATTCCATCTTCAAATTTTACATTGTCTACTTTTGTATCATCTGAGAGTGTCCAAGATCTTGTGAATGCACGTTGTGCTAATCCCCTATGAGCATAGTTCTCAGGTTCTTGCTTTTCCTCTCTATCTGCTTTTACGATAAGTTTACCATATTCGGTATATACTTTTACATCTTTTTTCTTAAATCCTGCCAATGCAATCTCAAGTCTTGATTCATGATTGCTAACACTAATTAGATTATATGGTGGATAGTTAGATGAATAATCGTCATTAAAAAATCGGTCAAGGTAATCGTCCATACCTATACCGTTTCTGTTAATTATTTTCATCAACTCTGGTAAGTTTGCAGAGTGATATCTTTGTAGTGCTGTCATAATAGTTCTCCTATAAAGCGAGTATAAAATGTGAACCCTTTCGGCATTCAATACTAATTATATCTTAAACCATTTGCAAATGATGAGGAGAACCGATTAATCCATAGTCGGGTTTCCTCCCAATTCTTTACGTTGTACGTTTTACCACACCTTTCTTGTACTGCTTTTGCTAAAGGATAATCATTCTGACCCTCTTCCATCATATCACCAAAGAAATGTATTTCATCATTAAAACTAAAATATTTTATGATTTGACTTTTATCACTATCAGATATATCAAGTCCAGTCTGTCCTCCTATCTGCACATTTAAATTAGGAAACTGATTTTTAATTCGATCTGCAATTGTAATTCTTTCAGCAGTATTTCTATCCCATTTCACATACTCATCTCTACCTTTCATATTATCTTCACCTCTACCAAGAATACTAAAATTTATCCCACCAGGTCGGTGTTCAATATGATTACCTGTTCTTATTGGAAATGTACTATGATCTAATTCATCATTAAGAAAAGAAATTAGTTCATCAGATGGTTTCCAGTCAGATCTATAAACACTATTATTACCATCATAGATATCTGAGCCAGAACAGTTAAATACTCTCTTACATCTATTGTAGATATCTAATCCAACCTGCTCAACAGTTTTATCTCTATCACTTCCAGTTACAAGATAGACATCAAACTTACAACAAAATATAAGAAACTCTGCAAAAAATGCCGAGTCAATTTGTTTACGACTTGGTGTTAGTGTTCCGTCTACATCAAAAATAAAAACTTTCATTCCCAATATTCATCTAATATGTCTAAAGAACGGTCAAGATACTTGTTAGCACCGACACATTCCCATTCACCTATTTCTCCTATCCTGCATTTATATTCTAATTCGTTCTTAAGTTGCATGAGTTTAGCAGTCATAGCAACTTTGTTAAGTCTACCATTCATGTTGACCTCTTAAAATTTGACTGTAAGATATTAAAAAGTAGGTTATTCCTCTTCAACCTTTTTCTTCTTACTACCTATATTATACTTTGTTTCTAGTATCCAGTCACCTTTGTCTTTATATGCTAATACTTTAATTTGATTTAAAGGAGCAATATCTCTAATGGTATCTACATTAACAATGTTAATTAAACCCCAATCAGCAAGAAGCTGAGCAATACGATTCCTACGCTGAACATCATTAATAGTAAGGTTAGCGTGTTTGCCATCAAGGGCAAATAATTCTTTGAAGTGGACAAGATAATACCTTCCTTGCTTATGTAAAATATGACAAGATTGATATATTTTCTTCTCCTTTCGGGATGCTACCCCGATTCGTGTCAAGGTCTCTCGGACTTTTAAAAAATCATCAGGTTCACCTAGAACCACTTCTACCATTTTATCAGGCGCCCATTTCACTTCTGGGACTTGCACCACGCTCATTTTGTTCCTCCAGTTTCAAATTTCGATTTAATGAAAGCAAGTTGCTGTTTAGTTAAAACTGTTAATGCTTGCTTTGCTTTTTCGTTACTATAGTCATAGTAACGTTTTACATAATCAATATCTTTAATTGTATCTTTACGGAGCCAAGGAGAGAATCTCTTCTTAGTTCTGAGGATATTTATAAAAAAGTCGTATTGCATTTTCTTTGGCAAAAAAGAATTCAGATTCATCTCATTTGCAAACATAATTGCATCAAGATGACCAGACATACAACGGTTAATTATATAAGGAGGATAGTCCTTTTCTACTGAGGGATCTTCATCAATTAGATTCTTCTTTGTGTAATTTATAGAGTTTAACCAATCTTTAAGATCCATCAGATACATTATCAAAATAAGTAGAGCAGGAGCATACAAGATTACGATCACCGTAAACATTATCAATTCTTGATACTGCTGGCCAGAACTTGTGATTCTGACTCACAGGATATGCTGCCTGTTCTCTGGTATAATTATACACCCATTCGTCAGAACTGACAACCCTTGCAGTATGTGGTGCATTTTTCAAGATATCTTTATCAGTATAGATCTCTCTTTTTATTATCTCCATTGCCTTGACGAACCTCTTTAACTCATCAAGTGATTCACTTTCAGTTGGTTCTACCATCATAGTATTTGTAACTGGCCAAGATAAGGTGGGTGCATGAAAACCATAATCCATTAATCTTTTTGCCACATCTTCTGCAGTAACGGGTAGAGTGCGACAATCAAAAATACATTCGTGTGCAACACGACCATTCTCTGCTTTATACAAGACTTTAAAATGTGGATCAATCTGATTTGCTAACCAATTAGCAGACAACAAGGATATCTCACTTGCCTTTCTCAATCCTTCCCCACCCATCATTCTAATATACATCCAACTGATTGGTAATATACTTGCACTACCAAATTCAGATGCAGATACTTTCTGATCCATAAATGGTGTGAGATGAGATGCAACACCGATAGGTCCTACACCAGGACCTCCACCACCATGAGGAATACAAAATGTCTTATGTAAGTTTAGATGACATACATCTGCACCATATTCACAAGGTTTTGCTAGACCAACTTGTGCATTTAAATTAGCACCATCAAGATATACCTGTCCACCATTATCATGTATGATCCTACAAATATCTTTAATTGTTGGTTCAAATACACCGTGAGTTGATGGGTATGTAACCATAATCGCAGCAAGTTCAGAGGCATTCGTAGTTGCTTTTTTCTCTAAGTCTGCTATATCAATATTTCCATCTTCATCACAATCAACAGGAACTATCTTCATACCTGCCATCACTGCTGATGCAGGATTAGTTCCGTGTGCACTTGTAGGAATTAAGCATACCTTCCTATTGTAATCACCACGACTTCTATGGTATTCTTGTATTGCAAGAAGACCTGCATACTCACCCTGAGATCCTGCATTTGGTTGTAATGATATATCAGCAAATCCTGTTATGTCACATAACCATTCTTTCAAATCAGATATAATCCTTTGATATCCAACAGTTTGATCTTCTGATACAAACGGATGCATATTTGCAAATTCATTCCAACTTACAGGAATAAGTTCTGATGCTGCATTTAATTTCATAGTACAACTACCAAGTGGTATCATACCATTTACAAGTGAGAAATCTTTAGAAACTAACTCATAAATATATCTCATCATATTAGTTTCACTCTGATACTTAGTAAATACTTCTTGAGTTAACCAAGGTTTTTTCCTTAGAGGAATACTCATCCACTCATATTTCTTAACAATATCAGTTACTTCAAAAGGAAAATTAGGATATTGTGAGTGCACAATCAATGCTATTTCCTCTATAGTTGTACATTCATCTAATGATAAAATAGTCCAACCATCTTCATATCTGACATTAAAATCATCTAATGTTTTTTTACCTTTAAATCTAACAGTATCAAATCCTTCAGATTCATCAACTTCAATATCGCACCATTTCAATGCTAATAATAACACTTGTCTATATCGGAGTACTCTATTTGCTATTCTTTTCAGACCTTCCGCACCGTGGTAAGCAGCGTAAAAACCTGCCATATTTGCGAGGAGTGCTTGAGCAGTGCATATATTGGACGTTGCTTTGTCTCGTCTTATGTGTTGTTCCCTTGTTTGTAATGCTAGCCGTAGTGCTTTATTACCTTGGGAGTCTAGAGACTGCCCTACAATACGTCCAGGAATCTTACGTTTATGTTTATCAGTGGTTGCAAAGAATGCTGCATGAGGTCCTCCAAAACCCATAGGAACTCCAAATCTCTGCATACTACCAACAGCAATATCAAATCCCATCTCTCCTACAGGTTTCATTAGAACTTGACATAAAGGATCTACAATTGCAATCTTCATACACTTATAGACTTCAGCACATCTCAACAACCCATCAGGATGACGCAACTTGCCTTGATTGTTTGGCATCTGCACAATAATTCCAAATGATAATGATATATCACCTAAGTCTGGAGTGTCATCTAAATTAACTAATTTGATTTCAATACCTAATGGTTGTGCTCTTGTTTTTAATACTTCAAGAGTTTGTGGGAATATTTGACTATCAACTAAAATAATTTTCCTATTAGACTGACTGTATGCAAGTATCATTGCCTCTGCCGCTGCAGTACCTTCATCTAGCAACGATGCATTTGCAACTGGTAATCCAGTAAGTTCTGTAATCAGTGTTTGATAATTAAACAATGCTTCTAGTCTACCCTGTGATATCTCTGCCTGATATGGAGTATAAGAAGTGTACCAAGACGGATTCTCAAATACATTTCTGAGTATTACTGATGGTGTAATTGTTCCATAATATCCTTGACCTATTAATGTTCTTTTCATAACATTATGTTCTGATATTTCTTTTAACTCTTCAAGTGCCTGTTGTTCACTACAGGGTTGTGGTAAATTATCATCACCACGAAGTAGTATTGAATCGGGTACAACTTGTCTTACCAATTCGTCTAATGAAGAAAGACCCAAATCTTTTAACATCTGAGCCTGTTCCTCTTCGGTAATACCGATATGTCTTTGAATGAATTCTGTCATGTAGTTAGTAATTCTTCTATTGGTGTTACTGGATTTATATTATAGTTAGTTATTAATAATTCTTGCTTTACATTATCATCAGTTCCTTTATCCCCACGATGCACCATTGAATATCTAAGATTCCAAAAATTTAATTCATACTCAGCATATAATTGCATCAAACGATGATTAACATTATAAGTAATCATAAAATTATGTTTACATTTATAAACTTCATATGCAAAAAAATTATGATCAAATGACTTATGCATCTCACGATTTTTACCATATAAAAAATCTTTAATGTCATATGGAGGATCAAGGAATACAAATGTATTATCAGATCCTTCTTCATTCATAACCTTTGAATAATCAAGGTTAGTAATTTTCCAATGTTGAATTAACTTTGAAAACTCTTTGAGTTTCTTAGCACCAACTAATGAGAAGTTTGAATTAGATGCCTGTGGAGAAAATGTGCTATTCTCTGTCAATCCAGAATAACTACATTTATTCATAACAAAAAATGCAACTGCCTTTTCAAAGTCATCATAAGTATCAATTTCTTCTTTGTACTTATTGAATAATTCCTTTGCTTTTGCAGTTACTTTATCTTTATCTCCTTCATCTAGAGTATTCTGTTTTTCTTCAAGAACTCTCTCTGATAATTCTTCACCACGATCTCTTAATTGTACCCAAAAATTATACAAAGGAACATACAAATCATTTATCCAAACTGGTATATCAGGATTTGATTTTGTAATATCAATAGCAATTGAACCACCACCTATAAATGGTTCACGATACTCTGATATAGTTTTTGGATACCACTGGGATAAAGTTTTGATTGCTTTTGATTTACCACCAGGATATCTTAATGGAGTTTTAAGTGCTTTAATTGACATTAGATAATGGCATCATTCCGTATGGATTAGTTTTTCTTTCTAAGAATTCAAGTTCAATTTTAATCTCCATCATTTCAGTAAGATCTCCAACTTTTTCAGACATCTGACGATATCCATTACCAACATAAATTTGACCTGCCATTACTGCAATAGTTGCAGCACCCCAAAAGATATAATACCTACTTGATTTCACTTGATGCTTTAATTTTGTAAAAGATTTAGTCATGATTATATAATCAGTTTTTTAGTAGGTTTTGATATTTTATGAAACATTGTATTATATTGTTCCACAATATCTGATTGAGGATTTGAAATATAAACAATATATTTTTTTGTTATTTCTATTTTCCCCTTTTCATGTAAAGGAGACCAAGGAGCAAATGCGATTTGTCCTTGTTGAGGTGATGGGACAGCAACGATTGGATCTAAAATCGTAATTGAATTTTCATCTTCCTCAATAATGTCGGCTACTACATCTTCACCAGACCACATACGGATTAATTTTACAGTCATTTAAATTCACACTCCACCATGATTTCTGTTAACGCCGCCAAAAGATTAATCTCTTGATCTGCGACGAACGCAATCTGGAATTGATATTTTGCAATAATAAGGACAGCAGCAGGTATACTACTATTGACCAAGGAATCATATAAGCTATCGTAAATACGACGCAATAAAACAGAAGTTTCATTGTCCATGTTGGAAACAACCCACTTACGAACTTCTGGAAAGTTTTTACTTTTAAGGTTCTTAACAAGATCATTTACAGCAACATCAGAAAAGGCAGCTAATATGCCACTATCTATTTTACCACTAATTGAGTATCTTTGCAACTCATTTAACACTCTCCTCCAATCAGGAAAATGTTTATTAATTAGTTCTGCTAAAACTTTCTTATCTGCTTCTATCTTTTCTTCATCTAAAATAAAGTTTAATCTTTTGAAGAATTCGGCAGCAATAGTCGGCTTGTCTCTTTTATTAATAGAAAAGTCAACCACACTGCACCGACTATGGAGTGGTTCGATAATCTTGTTCTTGTAATTACAGGTAAAGATGAACCTACAGTTTCTGGAGAACTCCTCAATAGACGCTCTAAGGAGGAGTTGTACATCGGAAGTGGTATTGTCTGCTTCGTCAATGATAATGACTTTATGTTTCGAGTCACTCGTAAGAGAGACTGTAGATGCGAAGTTCTTTGCGTTGTTCCGAACAGTGTCAAGAAAACGTCCTTCATCCGATCCATTAATGACATAATAATCTGCTCCTAGTTGATGGCACAATGCTTTTGCTACTGTAGTCTTACCAATACCTGGTGGACCTGACAATAACATATTTGGTATCTCACCCTTCTTTACAAAATCTTGAAAGGTTTTTTTAATCCTTTCTGGTAAGATACAATCATCAATTGTTTTGGGTCTATATTTTTCGACCCATATAAAATCACTCATAAGTCATTCCAATGACGGATTACTCCGCTAATAATAAAACAGTTAGTAACGAGATAAGAAAAGAAAATAATAGAACGTACGAAAACAATATGGTTATCGTATCGTTTAGTCTTTTCATCAGAGAAACTACCCAAGGCATACTTCCACACTCTCCATAATTTTGTCATTATAAAAAACCTTTTGATTTACTCTTTGGTTTATCAACCACTTCAATTAATGATTGTGTGAACTCTCGGTTATTCCACCAATATTCTTGAACCTGATGCCAAGATTCTACCACAAAAGATTTATTTTTACAAATAATCTTATAGTGATGTCTGTCATATGGTTTACTACTTGTCTGTTCAAAGAATAAAGGGTCATCTTTTTCAATTAATTTTACCATCTCTTTCGTCTAGAATTTCATTAATAAGTTCCTTTAATTCTTTTCTAAATGCATCTGAAAATAAATTTATAGTTCTCCTTTCCATAGGAGGAATTGCTGCACGTTGTTCTTCGATACTTTTGCCATTGCCTTTACTAGTCCCATATGACATTCCTTGAGTATTAATCGTCATGATCATCCCACGGATCTACTAAATCTTTATTTGCAAAAAATCCTTTGTATACACCGTAACCTGCTAACAAAATAGTTATCACTGCGATTGAAATCCCAAAAGTATAATCAGGATTAAATGTAAAGTGTGGTATCAATGTTTCATTGCATCTAGCAATTTTATCTGGATCATTCCAAGTACCAGGTAATGTATACACTGGTGGACACGCTAAAAAAATCATTCCTCTGATCTCCATTGTTTTCTCATTTTAACATAAATTTCATTTTTTGCAACTATATCTCTAACTTTCTTAAATACTTGTGCAGACTTAGCATAATCACAAGTAGCATGATCTGGTTCTTGGGGTCTTACATTGCCTTCATCATCATATTTCTTTCCTGTGTGATGATTAGCATATCGTCTTGATCGGGTAAATCCCATCTCTAAAAACTTACGACACATATCCATACCGATGAAATCTTTTTCATCACGGTAGTCAAGATACATTGCAAAAATTTTATTAGAAGATTTTACTGCTTCATCAGGAGTTTTGAATCTCCAATAATTGCATATATCGTTAGTATAAGGGCGTACCAATAGTACTCCTTGTTCTCCCCTTCCAATACGATAAAGTTTGCGATTTTCTTCATCTGAAAAATCAAGGGTTTTGTAATCGAGTTCATAATCAAATTCTTTCATAATGATCTGTCGCAAGTCCATCTTCGGACTTCCATTGCTTTGAATTGGTTTCTTAAATATTCTACTGCTGCTTTTGGATCATTGTTACTGCTACAAGTAAAAATGTCACATTTTGCAATACCTTTTTCTGGCCATGTATGCATACTAAGATGACTCTCTGCAAGTAATACATAACCAGTCACACCTTGAGGTTCAAACTTATGAATCTCTGTTTTGATAATTTTACATCCTGCTGCATTTGCTGCGTTTATTAAACTATCTTTTATATAAGTTTCATCATCCAAAAGATCTGATGGGCACTCTTTTAAATCAAATAAAACGTGTTTCATTAATAAGTTTTAGGGTGAGTATTAATATCACCATTATCTATAGTAGCATGATCAACGTGATCAATATGTTCAATATGACCGTGATCAATATTAATGTGTGCCCCAGTTTCTAAAATGGTTGCAATTCTTTCAAGTGCATCTGCGATGCGATCTGCTGATGTGTTCATAATTTAGGATATCCAATTTGGTTTACGAGATGGATTGCGGAGGTAATTTGCTGCAACCCAAGGTTTAGATGCAATGTATCTTTTGTAAGCAGTGAAGATATCAATGCTTTTATCAAGTTTAAATTCATCAGGTCCTGCAAAGGCAAATTTCTTTACATCTCTGTGAATAGATAAGTCTTGTTTTGTTTTATCAAAGAAGACTTGTCTTGCTTCTTGTATTGTAGCAGAACATGAATGTATTTTTCCATACCTTTTAAAGTATTCATAACATAATGCAACACCGTGTGCAATTAATAACCATGCAGTCTTATTAATATCCTCTGCTGCCCATACTGTACAGGGATGTCCACGGAAAGCACCTTTCTTGGTGTTGTAAGGTGATCCGTCTTTCTTATGGAGCAATTCATCACCCCAATTGTAATACCACTTAGAATAGACTACAGCCAACATTTGACAAGTCTCTAATGGCATTTTGACTACATGTTTGTCAGGTAGAACCTCTGCTGATTTATAAGGGCAAGGTTCAGTCACGAATACATTCATAATAAAAATGGAAATAAGTTTCCTTACTTCCATTATAACATTGGTTTTACTTTTTGCAAATTATTTTATAATTTCTTCCAAATCATATTCCCAGTCTTCAATTACAATATTAGCAAATAATCTATCACTAAGTATATCCAATTGTTCCTCTGCTTTTTTTCTATCTTCTGCATCAAAAGTTAATTCAATCAGTTTATTAAGCCTTAACCTATCTACTTTAATATCAGGTGCAACTCTATTAACATTTGCTCTGACCGCATTTCCTGCAGCATCAGATACAGACTCTCTTAGTCTGATATAAACTGTTGCTTTAAACTTCATTTTTTTTCTGTTCTTTCATATACTCTTCCCTACCATCTTTGGTAAACACCTTTTTCTCATAATCAAAGTAAGGATGAGG